GCTAAAATATATTTTATTGAACGTGTGTGATGAATTAATATTTTGTTTTCATCAACGAAGGTAAGTAGTATATATAATAATATATATCTAGTAATTTAATATAAATTATTAGATGTATAAAAAGTTAGTCACTTATTTAAAATGAAACTACAAATAGAGTTATCAACAGATAACGCGGCTTTTAGTCCTAATGTAGGATTAGAGGTATCAAGAATACTTAGTAATTATGCGAATAGTATTAAGGATGTATTAGAAGATGGTTCTAATACTTGGGAACTAGAAACAACTTTAAAAGACTTTAACGGTGCAAAAGTTGGTACTGTTGTTTATGTAGGTAATTAATTATGGCTTACATATCACAGGAAGAAAAAAAGGAATTAATGCCTGGAATAAAAAAAGTTTTAAAGACTTATGGTATGAAGGGTACTGTTTCTATTCGTCATTACTCTACATTGATAGTAACCTTATCTGAAGGGGAACTAGATTTAATTAAGGTAGAGAATGAGATTAGGAAGGAAAGGCATGCTAGAAACAATTATGGTGAATTGTATTTAGTAGATAATACCTTTCAACAGTCTTACCATCATTTAGGTAAATTCGTAGAGTTAGGGGAACATTTAGTCCATAACTTTTATCAGAATATGTTTAAAGCCATGAAAGGTAGTAAATGGTTTGATAAGTCAGATATTATGACTGATTATCATCATATTGCTTACTACTGTTATATAGATGTAGGTAGAAGTAGGTTAAAACCTTATAGATGTACTAAGAATTTAGTTACTGTTTAATGATCCTTTATAAATATTCCAGGTATATTTATTTATTCCTGGTTTATTTATACAGGATCTTTATAAGATCCTATTAAAAAAGTTAGTCTATTTTTTTATTATGACGTCTACCGTATTAGAGAATAAAACCTCTATAAATGATAGTAAACCTATCATTGAAGCAAGCCTACCTTATCAGGTTTTACATCTAGCTAGTAAGTTTGCTAGTAAGGATGAAAGTAGGCACGTTTTACTTTATATAAACTGCTATAAAGTAGAAAAAACTAACTCTATAGTTATAGAGTCAACTAATGGTCACTACTTATTTAGATGGATAGGTAAGGTAAATGATTATTATAACTTTCCTTCTGATAAATCTATTTTAATTCATAAGGATCATTTTAATAAATCAGATATAAAAGCTACTAACGTAGATTTTTATAGTGATAATACCTTTCAAGTGTGGCATTCTACCAATAAGTCATTTTCTACGTATGAAAAGGTATATGGTACTTATCCTAACTTAGAACAATTAATTCCTGATAAATTAGATTGTTTACCTGGTGATGGCATTAGT